GGCGGGCCAGCCGGTGGCGCTGCGCTACGCCCGCAAGATGCCGGCAGGGCTCGGCACCATCACCACGGCCGGTCAGCCGGCGACGCTGACCTACTCGCGCAAGATCAAGATGGCGGCGGGCCTCGGCACGCTGACGCTGAGTGGCCAGCCGGCGGTCCTGCGCTACGCCCGCAAGATGGCGGCCGGGCTCGGCACGCTGACGCTCAGTGGTCAGCCGGTGACGCTGACCTATTCGCGCAAGATCAAGATGGTGGCGGGGCTCGGCACCCTCACGCTGGCGGGCCAGGTCGTCACGCTCACCAAGGCCTCGAGCAGCGCCAGGGTGCTGGCGGCGGGCCTGGGCACGCTGACGCTCGGCGGCCAGCCGGTGACACTACGCTACGCCCACAAGATGCCGGCCGGGCTCGGCACGCTGACGCTGAGTGGCCAGCCGGCGGTCTTGCGCCGCGACAAGCGGCTGACGGCGCTGGTCGGCAACATCAACATGGTCGGGCAGAGCGCCACCCTCAGCTACGCGCACGCCGCCAATATCCGCATGGCGGCGGGCACGGGCACTTTAGTTCTGGCCGGGCAGAGTGTAGGTTTGGACCGGGTTACGACGCTGGCGGGACAGCCGGGCGTGCTGAATTTTGGACGACGTGTAACAATCAGTCGATGGTGAACCCCAAGGAGACGACATGGCCCAGAGCGCGCTGACCGTGACTGCTGCTAACCCGACGCCGCCGACCAATCTGCTGTTCGTCGGCAACACCGCGCCACTCGATCCGGCGCAGGCCTTCGCCGATGACGGCATTCCGAAGGCGCTGCCGAACGCGACCACGGCCGGCAGCAACAACTCGACCATCAACGAAGATATCTCCAACACCGGCTGGCCGGTCGCGGTGATCTTCGCCGCGTCGACCGCCGCCGCCAACACGGTGGGCGCGCCTGGCGCCAACATCAGCAACACCCACGAGGCCAAGGGCACCGAGGTGGTGGTGACCGCGGCCAGCGCGACGCCAGGCGGGCTCGGCCAGAACAAGAGCATGAGCGTCGGGCCATCCATTGCCGCGGCTGTCGCCGCCGGCACGCTGATCAATCCGAATGCGCTCCACGCTTCGACGCTCTCGGGCAGTGCGGTGCCGACACTGACCACGGCATCCGGCGCCAGCAACGTCTCCGGCGTCGGCACGACGCTGCTGACGCTGACCGGAACCAACTTCAACCGCGCCAGCGAGGTCTACCTCAACGGCGTCAAGCAGACGGTGAACTTCGTGTCGGCGACGTCGTTGACGGTGACCAACGCGCTGAAGCGAACCACCGCCGGCACGCTGCCGGTTTACGTCATTTCCAACGGGGTGCAGACGGCACCCGTGAACTGGACCCTGACATGAGCAAGAAACCCAGCGAACGCGATTTCAAGGAGCACACTGACGATCCGGCACGCACGCACCCCGGGCAGCAGATCGACCCGGAGGGCGGCCCGCCGGCGCCGGAGGGCCAGTACCACGGCCTGACGCCGGAGCAGGTCGAGAAGATCGAGGCCGCGCGCGGCGACAACGAGCCGTCGACGCCGCCGGAGCCGGGGCCGCCGCCGGATTTTACCGTGCCGGATCCCGCCGCTCCGCCCCCGGAGACGCGGCGATGAACCGCCCCAGCACCCTGTCGGTCAACGAGCCCCAGACCAGCCGGCAGTCGTTCACGCCGCCCAGCATCAACGAACCGCCGGCGTTGCCGGAGATCGGAGAAGGCGAGCCGCGGGTGCCGATCCTGTCCCAGGTGCAGCCGGCGGTGGCCGTTATCGGCGGCGCCGACCTGATCCTGCAATGCATCGGCAGCAATTTCACGCCGGCCGCCTACATCACGTTCAACGGCGGCCAGGAGCCGACCGAGTGGGTCTCCGACACCGAGGTGACCACGATCGTCAAGCCGTCGACGGCGACGACGCCGGGCGAGTACCCGGTGACGGTGGTCACACCGTTCGGCGAGACGGAGCCGCAGCTGTTCGAGTTCCAGCCGGCGGAAGAGACGGGCGCGCGGGAGAGCGGATGGGGCGATCCTGACGAGATGGAAGAGGAACTTGAACTGGCCAGGGAGGAAGGCGACTACGCCACGGTCGGGGTCAGGAAAACCACTGTCGTCAAGGTCAAGAAAAAGTAGGATCTCGCTATGGGACTAGCGGTCGTGACCGTAGCGTCTGGTGGCCTGCCTGTCATCGACGTGACGGCAACCACCCCGAAGCTTGGCGTGCCCGTGACCGAGGCCGCGAATGGTCGTGGCATTCCGGTGACGAAGGTCACCTTGCCGAAGGGTGGTCTGCCGGTCACCTTCGTGGTGCCGCCGCTGTGACCAGGGTCTACATGCAGACCGGCCCGACCAGCTGGGCCTTCGTGACCCAGGCCGAGCCGCCGAAGCGCGGCGAGCTGCCGCTGCCCTATGTCATTTCCGACACCATGGAACCGACCGAGCAGGTTGACGGCAAATTCTACACCAGTAAACGTCAGTTCCGCGCGGTCGGCCGCTCCCACGGCCTGACCGAAGTCGGCACTGAGAAGTTCAAGCCGAAGTCGCGGGCGACGGATATCAAGGAAACCAAAATCCGCCGGCGGCAGTCGCTGAAGAACGCGATCGAGAAATATAAGGCCGGCCACCGGGTTACTCCGGTAACATAAATTCAGGGTGTCTCCGCACGCACGGACCGGCTGTCCGTGCAGCACAGCCGGTTCAGCCCGGCGGGAGACGCCTTCATGTCCGACACATCAGCGCCGAGCGCGCCGCCGTCTGCGCCTAACCCCACCCCTCAGACCCAAACCGAAGTTCCGGTCAATCCCAGCCCGCCGAACAGCCCCACCCCGGTCGGCCCGCAGGCGCCGCAGGCGCCGGTCGGCGACGTCGAGGGCTCCAAGCACCGGCCGCTGTCGCGGCGGGAGGCGATCCAGGCCGCCTTTGATCGCGCTACCAAGCAGCAGGACGCTGCCCAGGCCCGCGCCAGGGCGCCAAAGCCGGAGCCGGCCAAGGCCGCGCCGGCCGACGCCAAGCCCGGCCACAACAAGCCGCCGGAAGCGACCGAGGCCGAAAGGCCTAAAATTAACCTGAAGAAGCGCCCCGACGACCAGGACGCCAAGACCCTCGACAGCCCGCAGCCGCGCGACCGCGGCCGGTTCGCACCCCGCGAGCGGACCGAACCGGACGCAACTCAGGCTGCGCAAACCGCTGCGCAAACCGCCGCAGAGGGTACGCAAAAGCCGAAATACGCGCCGTTGCACGAAAGCGCGCCGTTCCGGGAGCCACCGGTGCGGATGACTGACGCCGCCAAGGCTGACTGGGCCGGCACGCCGGAGACGGTGCGCGGCGATATCCACCGGGTGCAGAACGAGTTCGCCAAGGCCTACCAGGTCTACAAGGGCGCCCACGACGCCTTCCGGCCGGTCGCGCGCTTCCACCAGATGGCGGAACAGCACGGCACCACGCTGGAGCAGGCGCTGATCAACTACACCTCGATGGAGCAGAAGCTGCGCGCCGATATCGTCGGCGGGCTCGATGTCATCGTCAACAATCTCGGCCTGAAAGCGCCCAACGGCGCCAAGATCGGCTTGCGCGACATTGCCTATCACGTGCTGAGCCAGTCACCGGAGGCGCTCAAGCAGGTGCAGATCGGCAACGCCCAGCAGGCCGCCACCAGCCAGATCGGTGCCCTGCACCAGGAAGTTAGGGGCTTGAAAGAACAGCTGCAGCAGATGCATAGTGCGCAGCAATTCACGTACACGCGTTCCCAGGTCGATCAATTCGCGGACAGTCACCCCCGGTTTGACGAGTTGGGCACCCTGATCGAAGCGGAGCTCAAGCTCGGCTTCGATCTGGAGACCGCGTACCGAAGGGCCGAGCTACTCAAGCCGGCCACCACTGCGGCTCAGACCCGCCCCACAGCGCCTCAGACGCGCGCCCCCGCAGACAGGTCTATTTCAGGCTCCCCAAGTGCGTCCGGTTCAGGTCCGGCACCACGGCAGCGGAGCGAGAAGCCTGTCGGTCGTCGCGAAGCCATCGCTGGCGCCATCAGGCGCGTCAACGGCGGCCTCTGATCTGAACCCGATGGAGAGGCGCTATGCCCAATGTGACTACGAATGCTGCTTACCAGCAGATCCTGTCGATGGCGATCGAGGATCGATCGTCAGGCTACGAAGACCTCGTCAGCAACAACAACGCGCTGCTGGCGGTGCTGAAGCGCAAAGGCCTGTGGCAGACCTATAGCGGTCCCCGGATCCGCCAGACGCTGCAGGTCAGCAAGAACGTCGCGCAGTGGTACAACGGCTACGATCAGCTGCTGAACCCGGCGATCGACCTGTTCAACGATGCCTACTACGACCCGAAGCAGGTCGTCGTGCCGGTCGTGCTCTCGATGCAGGAGATCCTGAACAACGAGGGCGAAGCGCAGCTGATGGACGTATACGACAGCTACATGGAAGCTGCCGAGCGCGCCCTGGAAGATGCGATGGACGTCGCGCTGTATGGCGATGGCTCCGCCAACGGCGGCAAGCAATTGACGGGCCTGGCCACGGCTGTGCCGGTCATCGTCAACACCGGACTGTACGGCGGTATCGACCGCGCCACCGCCACGATCTGGCAGACCAAGACCTACGACGCGTCTGGCAGCGCCGGCGGCGCCATCCAGATCCCCGCCGCGATCGGTACACAAGTCACCTCGGCGACCATCCGCCCGATGCTCAACTACGTCATGACCAAGCAGAGCCGCGGCAAGGATTACGCGGATCTCCTGGTCATGTCGCCGGAGCACTACGCGGCCTATGACGCGGCCACGATCGCGATCCAGCGCCAGCAGAACGAAACCTCCCTCGGCAAGCTCGGCTTCTCGGCGCTCGAATACATCGGCGGCGGCAAGCGGGCGGAGATCGTCCTCGACGGCGGTATCGGCAGTAATATGCCGGCGGATACGACGTTCGGCCTCAACACCGATACGTTCCGGCTCCGCTATCACCCCAACCGCAACTTCGACAAGCTGTTCGAAGGCGACGGCCAGATGCCGATCGACAAGGACGCCATCGCCCAGTTCATCGGCTGGATGGGCGAGCTCACCCAGACCAATCCGATGTTCAACTGGAGACTGAGGGATAGCAACCCGGCGGCATAAATTTCGTCTGGGCGGCCTAGACACCCGGCCCTGACGAAAACCACCCTGGCGCCGCTGTGGGAGCGGCGGCGCCGGGCTTTTCGTAACCGCATCGAAGGAACACAGCATGGCTTCAAAAGATCCCGACGACGCTGTTGTCGCGGTATTCAAAAACGCAGCGTTCAAGAACACCAATAAATCCGCTACGGCGGGCCGTCCCGTATTCGACGATGAGGAAATTGTCGAGCTGCGCTACCCTGGGTCCAAGAACTGGTGCGCTTACATGGCGACGGATTTCTCGCATTGGGGCGTTGACCCAGCGACTGGCGTACAAATCAAGGTCTCCTACGCTGAGCGTTTTCGTCGGCAGTACCAGCAGTTCAAGTCGCACTCGGTCCAGACCAAGTCCGGCACGCCGTTGCAATACGCCGCCTTCCTGACCGAGGCCCGCCGCTCTGAACTCCGCGCGCAGAACATCTACACGGTGGAGGCACTGGCCGCGATCGACGGGTTAGAGCTGAAGAACCTCGGCCACGGCGGGCGTGAGATGAAGAACGCCGCGGTGGAATATATTCAGGAGAGCCAGTCCGGCGCCAGCAGCGTCCAGGTACAGGCCGAGCTGGAGGCGCTCCGCGCCAAGAACCAGGTGATGGAGGAAGATCTCGCGGCGCTGAAGGCGAAGGCTGCAAAGCCAATCCCGCCCAAGCAGGCGGTGTCGTTTGAGCCGGCCGATGAGTTCGACGGCATGGATATCAACCAGCTCCGCGAGTACATCACCACGCACACTGGCCAGCCGCCGATCGGCGCCGTCAACACCAAGACGCTGCGGCGGATGGCGCGTGATCTGCGGGTGGAGAAAGCGAGCGCGGCATGACGCTGCTGTCGGTGGTGAAGGATGTCTGCGCGGCGGTTGGCGTCGCCATTCCGCAAAGCGTGTTCTCCAGCATCACCGGCAACCGCACCATGCAGGAGATGCTCTCGCTCGCCAACGAGATGGCGCAGCGCATCGCCTACGACACCCGTGACTGGACCCGGCTGAAGAAGACGCAGACCTTCATCGGCGACGGCGTTACCACTGCATTCAATCTT